CACCTGGTTTAACGCCGGCTTGCGCAGGATGATGTTCTGGTTGATCGGCCGCGACACGATGTCCTCAAGTTGCCGCCGGCCGGAACGGGCTTCCTCCAACATCTTGTTGATGCCGCCGGTGCCGACCTGGGCCGGCAGGCTCAAGCGCACGCCTGGCGGCAATCCCTTTCTTGCTTCGGCCGCTTGGTCGCGCACCTGACCACTCCGGTGCACCATTCCGAATTGCCTCTCGCTGTGCAATCCCAACCTGACCCCCGCCGACATTCCGCCGCTCGACATTGCACCGTGTGCCGCACCCACCCAGAACTCGTCGCTACCGACCGGCGTCGCTTTACCGCTCGCACTTTCGCCGAGGTCGGGCGCGGCCCGATCAAATGCTTCTTGCTCGGCCGTGGGTGGACCGTGTTTCGGCGCGGCTGGCGCGTACAACTTATCTCTGATGTCGCGGTTGGCGATGATGCTGCCAGTCATGTCCGACGAGAACAGTTCCGGCCCCTTCTCGCCGACGAGGTAGGTCTTGCCAGCGGAGACTTGGCCGCCAGCCTGTCGGGCCTCGGCCGTTTCGACACCCGCCGGAGTCACGTTGGCTCTACCGAACGTGCGACCGCGCGCCCAATACGATTGTATGCCGCCGACCCTTCTACCTCGGCGGTCAAGGTGCCCCATCATCCCGCCGGGGGCCAGTCGGGCGACGATCTGGGTGGCGATCCTCGCGTTTGTTGCCGGGTCTTGCAACTGCGCCATCGTGAATGGCGTATTTTGGATGTGATGGTTAATCGCATCCTGCGGCGATAACTGGAACAGTCCATGCGAGCCAGCGCCCGCGCTGATCGCCCGCTCGCGCGCACTGACATTCGCCAGCCCCGCCCGATAGCTGCTTTCGTTGCCAGCCAAGCCAGTCATAAAGTTGGCCCATTCCCGCGCTGAGCCGGTCCTGAACCCATAGGCTTCACCACCTTCGGGGATTGTGCCAACCAAGCCCTGGGCCGCGACTTCGCGCTCAAGGTAGGCATGGAGCTGCGCGGGGTTAACACGGCCGTGAGCATCAACCGGAATGTTGCCACCGACGGCCGGTTGCCCCGCCGGTGCCGCCGGTGCCGCCGGTGCCGCCGGTTGTTGCCCTGCCTCAGCTCGACGCAATGTGTCGAGGACACCACCAGTTTGCGGTGTCGTCGACGTTCCCTCGGCTTGCTTAATAGTATCGAGAACGCCTCCACCAGACGGAGCCGGTGGCTTCGCCCCCTCGGCTGTCTTTATGGTATCGAGAACGCCCCCAGAACGCGCGACTTTTATACCGGCCGCTTCTAGCCGAGCGGTGACAGTCTTTCCATAACCTGGGCCGCCCCACTCGATGTGCCCCAAATCATTGAAGTGCTCCCCCGACATCATATTGTGTTCGCGCAAGATGGAAGCCCACTTCTCAGGGTTTGCTCTTACCCAATCGTAGAGCCCCTTGTTGATCTCCATCTTGCCGATGTTGACTTTAGGTCCAGGACCTCCGCCGAGGTCAATCGCGCTGGCGAAGGCATGTGGGCTCCACCCCTTTCTGGGGTCATTTTGAATGTATCTTTTGTTGTAGCTGCCCTCAGATACTATAGGAGCACCCGCCTCCTTCAGTGCATTGATGGCACCCACCATGTCATCAGCCGCGTCCTTGTGAAACTGATGCGGACCTATCGCGGTATCTCTCCAAACAAGGTCCTCACCTGGCTTCCCTCCGTGACTCCGTATGTAATTAGGATCGCCCCTCCGATACTCGGCCTCGTACTGGCTCGTCGTCTTGGGCTGCGGCTTAGTCTCTTCCTTGGCAGGGGACTTATTCGGCTGACTAGCAGGAGGTTTATGCTGCGCAGTCCGAGCAGCATGGGTACGAGCAGAACGTCCGTGATGATGCAACGGAACTACAGCCTCGGGGCCGTGTTCGCCGATCAATGCCGCAGTCGGCTTTCTAACAACGCCGCCACGGGCTAGGGGATGCAGAAACCCACCTGAGACAGCTTGTTCGAGTGACTCCGGGGCCTCCGCCGGGCTGGTCGGCAGACGGCCGCCCTTCGATGTTAGCTTGGCACCCGGCTCGGGCGGCCGCTTGAGGAACCCGCGCTTGTAAGCGTCCTCAAGCGTTTCCGGGGCGTCTTCCGGGCTGGTTGGCAGACGCGGCACGAACGGTGTTCCCGGTGCTGGCGGCGTCCCCGGTGCGGCTGGCGGTATCCCCGGCCCTGCCCTTCCCATCGGCCCGCCGAGCCGACCGGCGGTTGCCCCACTCGATCCGTAGCCGCCACCGCCACCGGTACCGACGCCACCACCCTCAGCGCTTTCCCGCCAGAAAGTAAAAAAATCGTTGAGTTTTTTCAGTTCCTCCGTGTTGGACTTGGTCTCGCGGGTGTTGTCCTCCTCGGTGCGCTTGCCTTCCTCGCCGAGCGAGGCCATCCGAGCGTTCGACGTGATCTGCCCGCCCATACCCGGCGAGAACATCTCAGGGCCTTCCTCGCCGACCATGTACGCTTCGCCGCCCTCGACCGGACCACCGGCCTGACGCCGCCGCAACCGTCCCCCGCTATGGCCAAAGCCCAGCCGTTCTGGTCCGCGCGGCCACGGTGTTGGCGGTCGGTCTGCCAACGGGATGCCGAACATATTCCGCAACGTGTTGCGGAGCGCGTCGCCCGGACTGCGCGCTTCGGGGAACACCTTGCTGAAATCGCCCTCGCCCTTGAACCACTCGATCAGCGCTTTCATCGACTCCATCGCCCTGACCGCCGCTTGCAGGTCGACCAGGAAGCTTTTGGAGAACCCCATCTTGTTGAAAACTTCGCCAGAGACTTCTCCCAACTTCATCACCGTGGCGATGATCTGGTCGAGCATCCCCTTCTCGTCCTGTTGCTTCCGCAACAGCCGTTCACGCACCACCTCTTCAGCTTCGCCCGTCCGTTTCGCCTCTGCGGCGGCGCGCTGGCGCAACTCGCGTTCGTTCTTCACCAACTCGAACATCTGCCGCGAGATGCCGTAGCTGGTCATCTTCACGGACAGTTCGGTGGCCGATTGCTCTTGGAACATCCCAAGCACTTCGTATTGCTTGATGATGGTGGCGAGGACGTCTTGGTTCACTTTGCCAGCAGCCTTCTGCATGTCCAAGGAGTTCAACACCATGCCGCCAACCACGGTGCTGACGTTCATTGACTGCTCGATCAACTGATCGAGCGTAGCGGTGGCGAGGCGGGCGTTGCCGAACGCCCGTTCGGCGGTGGCGAACGCCTGCCCCATCCCCGCCGCCGCCTTGGTGCCGTTGATGCCGACCGAGTCCAAGGTGGCGGCGATGCGTGGCATCACCCCGGCAAACGCCTCCAGCATCTTCTGCGGCATGTCCACCGCAAAGGTGGCGAGCACCTTGTTGAAGTCCTCCAGCGGCACCTTCATGGTGGTGAGCGCCACCGCCCCGGCCTGGGCCATCGAACCGACCGACACGTTGGCGGCGTCGGCGTTCTCGACCACCTGCTTGAACGCATCGGCCGCTTGCTTGCCGCGCAGGCCGGTCATCTCGGCAAAGTTTTGGAATTCACTCTGCAACTCGCGCACGCCCGCGACGCCGCTCGCCGACAGCTCGTCGAACTCCCTGTGGAGGCGTTTGATCTCTTCGTTCGTCGCGCCGGTGGCGTTCCTGATTTGGGTGAAGCCGCGGTCGACGTTGGCCGCGTACTCCATCGCCCGTCGGGCACCTTCGATCATCGCCGCCGCCGAACCGACCCCGGCTATGGTCCTCAAGTAGTCGGCGACCTGCCGCCCGGCCTTGTCGAACGCGCCGGCGACACCGGATTGGCCGCCGACATGCTCTTGCGCCGCGCGGCCGAGGTTCTGGATGATGTTGATGGTCTGCTGGTTGGTCTGGGTGAAGGTCTGCTGCGTGCGGTTGATCTGCGTGAGGTTCTGCTGGAGGTTCATAAATATCCGATTGGTAACTTCGGACGAACGATCCTCCGCGCTTATTCTAAGTACTGCATCAACCGTATCGGTCACGATACTGCCCTCATCTCACCTGGCACGTCGAGGCTCAAGCCGCTGCCCTCGTCGACCTTCTTGTCGCTGATCGGCAGGTCCACCTTGGGCGGCTCCTTGAACCGCCGCACCGGCCCCTCGAATTGCGGGAAGCGCGGATCGCTCTGGTCGGTCACCCGGACCTCGGCGGGTTCTTCCAACTCTTCCTTCGGCGTGGCCAGCGTGTATTTGCCCTGCTCGAATTGCTGCCGCATGATCGGCGGCAGGCAGTTGTGGAACGCCAGCATGACCCGGTCCACGTCCGGGTAGGTCAACTCGCGCAACAACTGTTCGGGCAGGTCGCACATCTCCGCTAGCAGGCCGAGCATCGAAGTGATCTCCTGGTCGGCCAGCCGGATTTGCTGGTCCCAACGCGGAGGCTTGATTTCGATCTGGGTAACGGTCTGCGCGCGAAACGAGAGTGGCCGATTAAGCTCGACCACCCACGTTCCGGTGTTCCTGATGGTTACATCAGCCATGTATTACCCCGGTGCTCCCACTGGCGCGGCGACCGTGGCCCCGGCCACGTTGATGATCGGCGCGATGTTGGTCGCCCCGGTCAGCAGCGCGGCGTTGATGTCGGCCATGCGGTCGATACCGCCAACCATGAAGGTGTTGGTGAAGAAGTCGTAGAGGTAGAGTGTGGCATCAGCCATGACCACTTCGTAGTGGGTGATGCCGCGAATGGAGTAGTTCCAATGCTGGAGTTCTCCATTCCTCCAGTTCACCGGATCGGCCCGGCCCAAGCGCCCACGCATCAATGCGATGGCTTGGAGCAGGTCGCCGCTGTCGCGGTCACGCACGGCTCCGTAGGCGGTGAACCAGTTGTCGTCCGGGTTCCAACTGAAGAACCGGCTGGACACCTGCGGCGTCCAACCGGCGAGCACGAAGGTCGCCTCCAGGCGGGCGACGATGGTATCAATTTCGATAGCCAACGGCGCGCCTCCAGCTCGATGATCGACATATTGCTCGTCGAGCATTGGAAGTTTAAGCTCGGCGATAATCAGGTGGTTGGAGTTGGACTCGTCCTGGGCGGTCTTGCCGACGAACAAGTTGGCCTTCTCCATAGTGAGAAGTGCGTTGGGCATGGGATGGACTCCTCAGTTTACGAAGGGCGTTAGGCGGCGACGTTCAGCTGCTGCTCAAGCTGGCGCACCATATTGTCGATGGCGGGCTTGTACCTGGCCGACATCGTCGTGATGCGCTCCAGGACTGGCGGCTCCTCAGCCGCGAACCCGACCGTCAGGTGGCCGAGGCGGATTTCGGCGGCGCTGTTGAGGTTGCCCCGGAAGCTCATCTTGTAGTCGATGATCTGCTCACGGGCCTTCAAGTCGCCGAGGAAGTCGCCGATGGTCGACAGGATGTTGACGATGGTCTGCTTGGTGATGTTGGTCCTGCCGAGATAGGTTCTCAGCACCGGCATCAGGCTGAGATGGATGTAGTCGCGCATCCGCTTGACGTTGACCATTTGCCACAGCGGGTCGTCGCCGGTATTTTCCAGCGTGATGCCGATGAAGCCGCCCGACGAGATGGCGGTCTCCACCCCGACCAAGCCGCGAACGACAATACCGACGTTGGCCTCAAGCAACTGCTGGCCCTCGGTGGCGTCGTCGAGCAGCGAGAAGGCGATGGTGCGGGCCGGGGCGACGATGCCCTGGATCGGGCGGTTGGCCGACGAGTGGCCGGGGCCGCCGGTGGCGAAGTCGACCGCCAGTTGCAGGCCGATCTCGCGCGGCGCACGCGGCTTGACCACCACCGCACCGCTGACCGGGTCGATCACCTTGACCCCGCCCGACAGCGCCACCAGCCGTTGTGAGTTCATGGTGTCGCGCCAGTTGAGGTCGTCGATGTAGGAGATGCCCTTGGACTCCACCCAGGCGTGGGCCAGGAGGGTGTTGAGCACCGGGGTCAACTCGGCGCATACCGGGTTGGCACCGATGGCGATGGTCACGAACAAGGTGGCCGTGGTCGAGGTCAGCGCATCGCGTCCGCCGTCGAGGTGCGGCCCGGAGATCGAGGCACCGGTCACCGTGGTCGACAGCGTGTAGCCGTTGCCGGCGGAGCCGGTGGCCTTCTGGGTGATGGTGATGGTGCCGCCGATCAGGTTGTAGGTGTTGGCGCTGATTTGCGGGTCAGTCGACGTATTCAACAGGTTCATCAGGTTGGTCAGCGTGGTGACCAAGTCGGGGCCAAGATTGACCGTCTTCGCCGCCACGGTCCCGCCCGACGACACGAACGACACGTTCACGCCGTTGAGGGTGATGGTCGCACCGACGCCCGGCTGGCGCTGGAAGATGATCATGCCCTGCGCCGGCAACGCCGTGACCGGCGGTCCATCCGGGGGCGGCACCGTGGCCACCGGAGCCGCAGTCATCCACGCACCCCAACTGTCGATGAAGATTTCGGTGTTGTTGATCATCCCGTTGGGGTCGGCGACGGCGTGCGCCACCGGCATCACCAGGTTGGCACCGTTGGTCTCGCCCACGCCCTGCGTGAAGGTGATCTGGTAGGTCTGCCCCGGAATGTAGCCGATACCGATGGCGTTGATGTGCAGGGTGTCGAGCGAGTTGGCCTGCTGGCCGGTGTAACCCGGCGCGCAGATCATGCGCGGCGTGCAGTACAACGTCTGCGGAGCCTTGACGAAGGCGTGCACACCGGTGCTGGCGATGGCGCTGCCCATGATGTTGGCGATGGTCTGCTGGAGTTTGAGGTTGGCATCGGCCGCCGTGCCGTAGTCGGTGCGCACGATCACCACCTGCGCGCTGACCTCGAAGTCGGCGAACTGGTCGATGATGCCGTTGAGCGCGTCGACGATGTAGCCGTCGGCGTAGATGCCGCCGAGATCATCAGACACGGTGGTGTCGTTGGTGAAGATGAGGACCGGCGTGTTGAGGGGAAACCTCTGCGGATTGGCCGTGGAGCAGGGACCGATGATCCCAATAACATCCATATTAGCTCCATATACAGGCTTCGGCTGGTCGTCGACCTGTATAAACTGGAGACCAAACTTCGGCGGTCCTGCACTGGCAAGGCGCAAGGTGCTATTGAACGCCACGAGCGCCCGCCAAGCACGGTCGTGCATTTCGGTCAGGCTCGTGCAACCGAGAAGGGCTGAACGCATGGTAGTTCTCCTTGTGATGGACTACTAGGCTAAAAGGTAACCCCGGACGGGATGGTGATGGCGACTGACTGCTTGTCGGGCGAATTGACGACGATGGTAAGCGACGGTCGGCGATTCTGCGCGTCGGGCGAGTCGATGTAGACTTCGAGCCTGCGCACGTACATATTGGTGATCGGGTCCGGCTCGATGTCGGACACGTTGATCGAGGTCAC